TTCACATCGTATAACATAACCTAAATTTTTATATAATAAATATAATAATTGGTTTACGGTCAGACCTTAGAAATAAATTCTGAACCTAACTCATGGTCATCATCAACTATACCTAGCTGTTGTAAATGTTCTTTGAAGTGGTCATCCATTTCCCAATCAACTTTAGATTGGAATGTAGATGGGTTATAATCTTCTATGTGTTGTATTTGTTTGTTAGTAAAGATATTACCAACATATAGGAAGTAGTGGTTATAACAAAGTAATTCTAAATTACTAAGCGTCCAATTTTTCTTATTACCATCCTTAAAATTAAGTATTAATGGTACTTTATAATCAGTTACTCTACGTTCTTGGAACTGACATTTATTACAGCATTCCTGTAAGTAACTTTCCTGTATTAATCTATTCTTTAGTTTCTCAGGTGTGTATGAGTCAATAGGTACTCTACCTTCAATTATATCTTTTAAAGCTGGTTCCTTACCTTTATTAGTTAAGAACTTAGATATACCTTTACCTGATTGATTCTTATGTTTATCAAATAATAATATTCCATTGTCGTCAGTGAAATTCTTAGCCCATTTTTTATAATGGATGTATGAGCAATGAAGGTATCTAGCCGCTGCGCGGTTCGATTTAGTCATAGCCATCGCTCTTTCAATATCAGATTTCAATAACGGTTTTGGTAACATAACTATTTTTCATTATCTGATTTTAGTTTAGACAATATATTCCAAATGTCTTCAGGTGTTTCAGATGGTACTACTTTATCTTCATCATCATATAATTCATTCACTGATCCATCTGGATTGAATTTATCATATAAATAAAAATTAATTACTTCAAATCCATCTTTTCCAAAATGGAGTAATATAAGTGAATCTATAAGTTGTAAAAACATTTCATCATAAGTAGAAAAATCTACTTTTAACTCACTATTAACTAAAGCAGTTCTAACTAAAGCAGCTTGCATAGCCATTATAATGCTTATAAATAAATCCTTTTGTTTATCTAAGTATGCTTTTTTCTTTCGTTTAACTGTTGAGTTTACTTTAAGCAATTGATCAACTGCTTTCTTTATATCATCATAACCTTCCATAATATTCTATTTTATTTTTTCTATAACGTCTCTTACCTTAACACATTCCTCATAGTTTTCAGTTTCGATAAATCTATCTATACATGATTGTAAGGCTTGCTTCCAGTCTTGTTTTTGAAGTTCAATATAATATTCACTTTGTCCTAATTCAAATAACACTGCTGTTTTAGATTTAGTTTTAATAGCGTCTTTAATACCTTCAAATGCTTCTTTAAATACAGCTGTTGAGAATACTTCATTGTTGCTTAACGCTTCAATATCTGCTTTACCCTCACCCTTAATATTGACTATCATCTTAGGTATAGTTCGTTCAGTTTTCTTAGCCATATTTACTGTTTGTTATAAATATGAATTAAATCATGTTCATAAGTAGTTAATGAGCGAATATCTACTTTAAATATACCTAATTCAAATTTACCTACTTCACCTGACTCCATTATAATTTCAGGTAGTTGCATTAATATATTAAAATGCTCTTGATCCAACTTAGAACCATCGAACTCAACTATTATGTCATTATTAGGAGCAGTGTGTTTAAATAACTTTAAACGTTGTTTTAAGTCAATTTTAGTGCTGGGTTGTTCCAAATCTAAATAATGTGATTCAATAACACACATTTCATCATCAGTATATAAAGTACTACACCATGGTTCTAAAGCAGTCATTAATTGTAAAGTACATTTCTCAACTACAAATCCAATATTGTACTTATGAGGTACAATTGGTTTCATATATTCATCATGCTTAACAAAATGTCCCCACTTACGAATAAAGTTTCTAGCGTTTTTATTTGTTGTATGAATCCATTCTTCACTATTCTTACCTGCTGCGCCTCCAGCATGTGTATTAAATCTACTTCCTCTACTAGTAAAGTGATAAACTAAAGCATCCCATGATTGAATTACTTGATAACCATTTAAAATAAAACGATTAAATAAGTCACTATCTTCTTTAGACTGAGGAGCAAATAACTCATCATGTCCTAAGAAATCAGATTTATACATACACCAAGGTGCAAATATACCTTCAGTTGTTTTATCTTGTTTTAATAATTCACTTTCAGTATACCATTTATTAAAGTCAAATTGATCAGCCTCAATTCCAAAATCAACAGTTATCTTCTCTACTCCAGATGGATGTAATGGTGGTTCAACTCTAGTTGCACTTACTACTACACCTGGTTTTAAGTGTTTTAAAATGTTTTTATCTAGATCTTTACACGCTACCATATCAGCATGGAATGCAAATATAATTTCTGTTCTAGCCATTTCAATACCTTTATCAAACATACCTACAATACCAATACGTTCAGGTCCTGGGTTGTGATATGTAATTAGGTCTTCATCGTTTAATGACTTAATCCATTCTTGAGTACCATCTATACTAGCATCATCTAAAACTAATACTTCATGTTTGGTTTCTAAATTACGAATTGAAGTATAAGCTAACTTTAAAAACTCTAAGTTATTTCTACTTGGTAGTACAAATGTTATTTTGTCCATTTAAAATAATTTTTTATATAATCCTCAATATTATGTTTTGGTTCCCATCCTAATAATGTTTTAGCTAATGTGTCCGTACATAATGTATTTTGTGCTTCGCCTGGTTTATCATCTTTATATTCTACTTCTTGTTCAAACATATCAGCTATTTCTTTAACTGAATAGTTTTTACCTCTACCTAATTCAAAATCATTACCCCATGCTTGTTTTTCCTCTATTTTAATTAATCCATCTACAATATCATTAACATGAGTAAAATCTCTACGTTTAGTACCATCACCATATATAGTTAATGGTTGATGTTCTTCAACTTGTTTTTCCCAAGCACCAATTAAGGTAGTATAACCACCTTCTTTTAAATGATGAGGACCATATACATTATAGAATCTAGCTATAGATGCTTTTAATCCAAAATGTTCTTGATATAAATGAATTATTTCCTCACCTGTGTCTTTACTAAATGTATAAGGATTTTTAAACTTACCTGAGTGATGAGAACTACTACCAGCATATACAAGTGGTATATTATTGTTAGCACAATATTGAGCTATTTGTAAAGTACCATTAGCGTTAGTTGTAAAATAATCAATTGGATTTATAAATGATGGTTGTATTCTAGCTATAGCAGCTAAATGATACACTACATCAAACTCACCCCATGCTGAATAATCAGTTATACTTCTAATATCGAAGTTAATATATCTAACTCCAGGTTGATGATTTAATTGAGTACCTGTTTTATAATTATCAACAGATACTATAGTATAATTTTTCTTTAGTAGTGCTCTAATTAGATTTGTACCTACAAACCCTGCTCCACCTGTTACTAATGCTTTCATAATTATTTTTTTAGATTGACTATACAAAAGAAGACCCAAGCTTGACTTAAATCAGCAGTGATATCAGTACCCCACTGTCCGTTTGGTAATCGATGTTCAACTAATCCCATAGCTGTCACATCATCATCTTTAAAATTTTTAGTTAATATATCATACATTTCATTTTGATCATACTCATATAAATGAGTACCACCATCATACTTCCAAATTGGTGTTTTACGTTTTGGAGTAGTAATAACAATAGTTTCTGATGTACAATGTCTTAAACTTTGTAAATACTCATCAATACGTTCTGGAGGTAAATGTTCAAATGTTTCTATTGATGTACAAACTTCAAATTCATTTTCTTTAAAATGGTTTTGTAAGTTAAATATATCACAAACTAAATAATCACAATTAGGACTAGCCATTCTAGTTTTAGCTTCCTCTATACCTTCAACATCAATATCTATTCCAACTACTTTTTTAGCTCCTAAACTTAATAATATACCAGCACCATATCCTTTACCTGTCGCCGCATCTAATACAGTTTTACCTTTAGTCCAATGGTTAGCAAATATATATCTATCTACTGACGTTGATGAAGCTGGATATGATAATCTATCTAAATCTTCAATTGGTGTATTTTGACTTTCTTTCATTATTTGTTAAATCGTTTTATAAATTGTTCCTCACTATATTCTCTCTCGTAACCATATCTAGCTGCTCTACTTTGAACATCATAGAATTGAGAATCATTCTTAAGTAAATTAATTAATTTCTTTGCAGTAACCAAGTCTCCTACCTCAACTGTTAAATCAGGATGACATAATTCTTGAGTATCCAATCCATAATAACCAATACAAGGTATACCTAGGTAAGCACAGTTTAGAGCAAATGTACCTGCGGCATGTGTTCTCATTAAATGAACTCCATATTTGAATTTACTTAATTGAGTAATCCAATCCCTCCAAGTTAAATAAGGTAAGTGAGTTAATAATTGTTCTTCACCTACTTGTTTTCTACCCATTGATGGAGCAAATACTTTATCTGATATTTCATTTGCTACAGTATAAGAATCAAATCCACCATACCATGAAACAAAATTACCTCCTATTATTACTTCACCTCTATATTTGTGAGGCATTAAAGCATCTACATCAATAGCGTCTTCAATCATTAGTGACTGAAGTACCCTAACATCCTTATGATTGGTTAAACCTTCATAATATGTTTTATCAACTGTGTTATGAACAAAAATAATATCAGCTGATGTTAAAGTATTATAATACCATACTTGTTTAGACAAATCATAGTCTTGCCAAAACCAATTAGGTCCTTCTTGCATTACAGCTACTTTAGTACAACTTAATTTTAAATTATCTATATTAAAGTCAGGATTCTTTTTAGGTATAATAACAATACCTAAGTCATAATTCTCTTCAGGTATAGATTTTATATTATAGTGATCAGCATCTAAAGCTACCATCCAAGCAAACTCAGTTCTCATGTTATCATGATTACGAGGTATTTTACCTTGAAAGAGCATTTCAGTAAAAAAAGCTATTTTCATTATTCTGCTATTAATTCTTTTTTAACAAATAAGAAGAATTGCATTTCCTCATCTGGTTGGTCTAGTAATGTAACATCATAACCTAATACTTTTCCAAAACCAAATAATTCATAGTTTGGAATAAAATTAATATGTTCAAATCTAACATCACCATCAAATAAAGGAGTACCTGTATCGAAGAAATATTTTTCACCATACCAATGAGAGTCTAAGCCATCATAGTCTGTATTTGGTTTACTAATCATAAACCCATACTTACTTATTCTAGCTAACTCACTTAAGAAACCATGAGTTGAAAACATATGTTCTATTACTTCAAATGATATAGCAAAATCAACTTCATTATCTTGTAATGGTAAAGGTTCTTTATTAAAATTAGATATACGAGCGTCAGGTAAATTATCTACTATATATTGACTACCATCAGCTCTAATTACAGTTTCAATACCTGAGAACATAGGTAATTTTTGTAAGTCTAAAGGAGGGAAACCACAGCCTATATCAGCCATTGTTTTCCATTTTATTAACTCATATACTTTATCTAAGTGAGTTAATGCTTGAGCCCACATATGAGATGAGTGACTACCTTGTAATGGTATTCCAAAACTATTCCAAAATTTATAATTCCATTTCTCAATATTCTCATGATTGGATTTAAGTGTTCTTACCATCTATAAATTCTTTTATTGTAACAAAATTAATTTCATTATTAGTAACTAAATAATCAAGACTTGCTTTAAATTGATCAAAATTATCTTCATTCCAAACATTATGATTCCAATCTCCAAATATATGAGATTGAAACATTATAGCATCATTGTTATGTATATTAATATCAGTTTGATGAATACCATCCGCACCATAAACTGTTTTACATGTACCCCAATCTAAACCTCTATTATGTTCATAATGTATAGCAGCGTATTCAAATGTCTGTTTTAATTGATCACATGATTGTGGCGAACATATCCAACCTGGATTCCTCCATCCTTTAGGATCAACACCTACTTCTCTCCATTCATTTTGCATTAGTAAGAGACGATCTGTGATTTGTTTTGGGTCTTGTAATTCAAAAAATTCCATTTCACCCAACCTATCTTTATTACTTGTTTGATGGTAATGACCGTGCGATGCTAATTCAAATATACCTGCATCGAGTAATTCATTTACCCAATTCTTATTATCAGATAATTTAGCATCACCATGATGATTTGAAGGTACAAATAAAGTAAATTTAGCTCCAAACTGCTTATTTAAGTCAAATAAATACTTTTCAGTTTTGTCTCCAAATATCCTCCAATCCTTTTTAGGATTAACATCATCAATAGCTATAGTTAAGTTGATCATATAGTGTTATAGTAGTTGTTTTGACGTTCTTGTCTTTCAATTGTTTTAGGATGAATTAAATCATATCCATAAGGCAAGTTAGCTGTTGTTTTCCATCCTGTTAAACGCTCATGTACTTTATTAACCCATACAATACTATCTTTATTAGCACATATACGAGTTTGATAATCAGGATAATTAACATATCCATTTTCATCTACAAACCATCTCCATTTGTCAATATGATCTCTAGTTAAACCTTCTACAGTGTTGATTCTAGGTACTGATATAACATCTACTATACCTTTATTAGCATCAAGTATCCCATGTACGTTGTCTAATAAGTCATCACTTAAATGTTCATCAGCGTCTATAAAGAATATCCATTCGTTAACACAAATACTTTTAAGATTATTTTTAAATGTAGCGAAGTCATTATTTAATGGATGTATATAATTTATTAGTTTATATTTACTAACTACATCTTTAACTTCTTGTGTTGCAGTAATATCTAATTGAACTACTATTTCATCTCCCTTTTTAATATTATTAGTTAGTTGTTTTAATAAACGATCTAACTCAATATGCTCATTACATGCTGTAATTGCAAAACTAATATTAGCCATAACTTAAATTTTAAATTAATCCTATATAAGCACAAGCCTCATCAAATGAATTTTGATCAAACATTTTTAATGTTGTAGGATCTGATTTGTGAGTAGCACCCTTAAATTTAGTTTTTTCTTCATCTGTTGTTTCAATAGCCTTAATGCCTGCCCATCCCCAAGTATCTTTATTTGTACCATTTACAAACACAGTACCTTTATCATGGACATTTATAACTGTTGGAAACCAAACCTGTTTTTTGTTGTCTATGAACTTAATATCTTTATACAGTTCAGGCATTACCTCTTCTGATTCATTTACTAATTGACTACCTTCTAACATTAGTTCGTTAGTTGTAAATCCACATCCCATACAACTCCAAACTGTTATTTTTTCTATTCCATGTTCGTAACAAGCGTCCGAACCGCATTTAGCGCATATAACTAATTTATCATTCATATTAATATATTTTTTTACTTGGTATTGGTGTTACATCATAATGTAATCCTTCATTACCATTTTGTCCTATAATATCCATTCGTTTATTACTTTCTTCCTCATCACTTGCTATAGCATGTCCTACACAAGGTGGTACTTTAACATCGTTTACTTGTTCTAAATTACTTTTTAATGCTTCCCATCCTGATGGAGTTAAATTATAATTATTAGAACCTGTTATAAATCCTCTTAACCATATAATAAACTCTTTACTAGTCATTATGATAGTTTTTTAAGTTTAGGTAATTTAATTTCTACTTGTCTAGGTACTCTATCAAGTATAGTATCTAATGCCTCAGCCATTTTATCAAATGAGAAGTTAGTTTTAGCATAATGTGTTTGACGTTTAGCCAACTCAGCATACTTGTTATAATCTTTAAAATTATTCTCAAGAGCATCAGCTACACTAGCATCAGTAGGTGTAAACCATTGTGCTTCTTCTAATATCATATTTTCAACAGCCACTGATGGATGTACATTAGTTAAACCACCTCCTACAAGTGTGTTAAATTCTGGATTTAAGAAATCTAAATGTCCACTCCAATTACTAGCTATAATAGGTTTTTTAACTAAACTAAATTCTAATAATGGTCTACCAAAACCTTCACCCTTAGTAAAACTAATCATGGTCTTAACTTTATCATGGTTATATAAGTCATTCATATCCTTATCATCTAAATCACCATGCAGTAAATAAACGTTTGGTAAATCGCCTTTAACTGTATTTTTAATGGCATCTATCTTCTTGAGTACCTCATCTCTATCTAATATAGAATTATTAGCACTACTTGTTTTTAATATTAATGCTGGTTTTTTCTTTTTATTTTTAAATGTTTCTAAGAATGCCTTAATCATATAGCCTACATTCTTTCTATCCTCACCTATTTGTCCTTGCAGCCAATGGCCTACAAATAAGAAACAAAAATCTTCTTTAATCTCATCTAATGATAAAATTAAATCTGTTTCTTCTAGATCATTATCATCAATATAAAAATATTTATTTAAATCAGCTCCCTCAAATAATACTTCTATTGGTTTTTCTAATTTAATCGCTTTAATAAGCTGATTAGTATTTTTATCACGTTGTTCAAATGCTGAGTCTTCAAATACTTTTTTAGAATGATTAGATGATACTAAATTTAAATTCATTCTATTTAAACCTTCAATCCAACTTGGGTCACATATAGTAGTTTCAATACCTGCTGTGATACCAATATTAAATTTACCCACTGGTTGGAATTCATTTGGTATTGTAATTTGAATCCAAACATCAGGTTGTTTAGGTAAATGCTGTTCTTTCCAAATTAAATCATATAAGATTTTATCATCTGGGTTGTTTAAATCTAAAGCATTATACGCTGTATTACCCCAACGTTGAGATAAAACTTTAACATCGTACTTATCATGTTTTAAGATTGCTTTAACTATATCTCTACTTCTTGCTCCGTACCCCGACATTGTCTCTATTGGACAACTAATAAACAATAATGGTTTCATAACTACTAATATACTAATTTGTGACGAATATGTTTTCTTTTAAGTGGCTCTGTTTTTATTAACTCGAATTTATGTTTTGGTTCCCATGTAGCCAAAACTTCATTAACATGATTTATAACATTCTTACACATGTTTGAAGATGACATACCTGATTCTTCTGATGTAACCCACTCACGAGCGGCTTTACAAATTTCTTTATATTCTTCTGGGCCGTGCATTTTAGTAGCGTATGCTTCTGCTATTGCTGTTGCCGCGTCTCTAAAATCAGCTCTATCATCGAATATATATGGTGTTTGAACTGAACCTTGAATACTTCTATTACTTGGGAATATTGGGAACACCCATTTACCATGCTTTCTATAAGTACCAAAATGATTGCTACAGAAGTTCTCATCAAAATCAACCCATTCACCTTTTTCATTTTCAAATCTCATTTGATCCTGCATACCACCTGTAACGTTTGCTATAATTGGTTTACCACACATCATAGCTTCAGTTAATGATAATCCCCATCCTTCATTTGAACTTAATAATATAGCAGCATCTGATATGTTATAGATTAAATTCATATCATGAGATGGGATACGACCGCTTGAGAAATATATTTGGCTACATTGTTCTTCTGTAAATAACATATCTCGTACTGCATATAAATCAGTACCATGTTCATCAATAGGTTGAGTATGTAATATAAAAGCACATTTATCAGCTTTATCTTTAGGTAACATATCTAAAAATACTTTAAATGCTGCTAATGTATCTGGAACTGATTTACGTCTAATATTTCTAGAATTAAACATTAAAACAAAATCATATTTTCTATCTCCAAAGATATTTTTTCTAACTTCATCTAATTTAATTTCATCAGTAACTGGGCAGAATATATTTTCATTTATACCATGTGGTACATAACTTAATACTTTACCTTTTACTTTATCACCTAATGCTATTTTATTTATATTAAGTGTTTGTTTTGATATGGCCATTAAACCATCACATGATTCATAAAACGCTTCATTATACATTGGTACTGGATAGTCATCCCAAATATTAAGATAAACCATCGGTACTTTTCTTCTAATTTCATTTTCAATTTGAAATAACCAAGTCCAATATCTCGGATCGGTAAAGAACATTACCATATCTGGTTTTTCTATTTTTATTAATTGGCGAATTAATTGAGCGTCGCCATAACCTGATACTGGATAAATAAAAACACTAGCATCATCAATGTCATTGTGACCATTAGTATCAGCACTTAAATCCAAACGTTTACCCTTATCTGGATGATCAATAGCGCCACCTACGTTAACCCAATTAAATTTGTGTGATGTGCCTACTACTATTTCTCTAGCTATTGTAGCTATACCTGAAGTGAATCTAATGTCGTCACTCAATAGTATAATTTTTTTTCTGTCCGCCTGCGGAATGTAACCTTCTTTCATAACGATTAATTGATTTTTATTGTTGACTGCCTGATAATGCTAAATTAGTGTGGTTATGCATTTCTTTTCTAAATTCCTCATTAGTTAAGTATGAATGTATACTTCTATCTACTAATTTTTGAAGTGAGAACTTTGTTCTAACACACATCACTTTAAATTCTTCAAACAAGTCTTCATTTACTTTTACACTTGTTAATTTGTTTTTATCCATAATATTAAATATTTTGCATATATAAATATATACAGAATATCAAAACATTACAGAATATCAATAAGTTTTCTTTTATTTTTTATTTTAGTTTTACTTGACGCACTATCTATTATATCCCCTACTTTCCACCAATACTCTACTTCACTTGATTTATTTTTATTCTCTAAAATAATATTTTGTTTTTCAAAATGCTGTACCCAATCCTGTTCCGGATCATTATATTCATCAATAATCTCCATTTTATTAAATTTACCTTTTAGATTACTGCTTATATGTAAATTATATCTATTCTGAGGTTGATGGGATTTACCTACATATACTATATTATCATCCATTTTTAAAACATAAATTGCTATTCTCATATATTAGCAAATATTATAAGGCGACATTCTTATCACAAAGTTCTTTATTATTGTTGAATGGACAGTAAGTGCAAGATTCTTTACTTACTATTTTAGGATGGTCTTTATTTATCATTTTGCCTTCATTATCAAAACACTCAACTAAGAATGTATTAAATTTATCAGCAGCCTGTTTACGTTTAATTTTACCACTAGCTGGTCTAAACGAGCTAATATAAGGTATAGTAAATGCATCATTCTCCCATATTTTTCTCTTCAATATAAAGAACTCAACATCAATTTTTTCTACATCAATATTATATTGTTTAGCAAAGTATTCTTTATATAATAATATTTGAGCTAATTTAATATCATCTTTTTTAGCTTTATCATTCCACCCTGACCTGGATGTTTTGATGTCATATATATAAACTTTATCTAAATCCTTATCATATAATACAAAGTCAATATACCCTTTAAGGAATAAATTTTTAGATAGACCTACCATTAAAGGCATTTCAATACCTAATAAAACAACATTACGTGTAGTGAAAAATTGTGAGCGATGTTTTTTAAACCACTCAAGTATATTAATTCCATCCTCATAAAACTCTCTCATTTCATCTGGATTAGAGAAATGTTGTTTAGTTTTTTCAAACTCACTTTTATAGATAGCTTTGAAACGTTCATTAAACATTCCTACTATATCTTCTCTATCAGCAGCAGCACCACTTTGATCATACATTACTTGTAAATAATGTTGCATCGTTTCATGAACCGCTGTTCCAAATATAGTATGAATTGAGGCTGTGTATGGTGATAAGCCTTTAAGATAAGCTAAAGCCCATTGATGAGGACACCTACGCCACATTGAATATTGAGAGTAAGATACAGTAGACTGATATCTATAATCAACTTCTTTAGGTTGATATGTTTTTATTTTAAGTTCAATCTCAGTCAACTTTGTCTTTGCCACTTATAACTTGTTTAATTTTTTCTAAATATAGGATCGCGTCCATATGTTCTTGTTTAGCATGTTCAATCCATTCTAATAATGATAGATCTGTTCTGTCTAAATCAACTCCATATTTTGCTTTACCTCGTTCTGAACGTTCTTTGAACTGTTCAATTATTGATGTTACTACTGAGTCTAATTGCATAAATTAAATATAGTTAACTTAATGGGGGACGCCAAGTTATTTATTAGTTATTATAATCGATCGTGTTGTCTAATTTATTCTTCTTCTTAACGTAGTCACGATCAACTACATTAGCGAATTTATCAAATCGTGAATTAGCATAATTATGTTCCGAGTCAATACGAAGATTAACTTCTCGAATCATATCATCTAATGTACGTTCAATTGAATCACAGCGTCCTTCAATTTCTCTCCATAATTGTTCTTTTTGTTCTTCTAATTGCTTGATTCGTTTTGATGACTTAATAGTATCAATAGTGAACCAAACAAGCATCCCAACTGCCATCGCAGCTGAAATTCCTAGTATGAATGTTGTCATATTTTGTTTCTCCTTTTTTTATTTGTACTTGACGTCCCCACGTTAAGTATTGTTTTAAGTTTTTCATCTGTTAAGGCTGATATACATTCCTTAGCTTCCCTAGTACTAATCTTATAATAATCGGCTACTTTACTTAGTATTTCCTTATCCCATTTATTGCTAGGTTTAATATATCTAAAGAATGTTTTCTTTTTAGGTAATACATCACAATAGAAATTATACACATGCCTACGGGACGCGTTAGGGTAACGTTGGATCATATTAACTACTTCAATATAAGTAGGATCCATACTTACAAAACGATGAATCATAAAGATATTAAATGCATCTTTATCTTCGTCTGTAAAACTACCCCAAGGACGTTTACTAAATGTTATTTCGTTTAGCCAATCAAATAGATTCATTATCTAAATTTTTAAGTGGTTCAGGTAAAAACTCTTCATTAACGTGTCCACATGCGGCGCATGAGAATACAGGTAATGGAATAAGAGCATCTTGTGCTGTACCCGCTAGAAACTTGTTTGCTTTTCTAAGCATAAGACCTTCTTGGAAAACTGTTTTACCACACTCATCACAAGTGATGGAAGTTGTTTTCTTTAGGTCAATGTTTAATTTTACTTGTTCTTGACTCATATTTTGTTTTTTGTATAAATGTTTAAAGATATTTTATTGTCTATATTTTCATAACCCATAGTTGTTAACATGCCTGATGAGTATTCATCTAACCAATTATCTAAACTATCAGTATTAGGATTTATATGTTTACAATATGCTTTTAAAATAGGTATTAATCCATTTAGTGGTTCAAATATAGCGAAATATGTTATGTTATTTTTAATCCATCCTGCTTTAAAATAAGTATCAACTGATGGTATTACTAAACCTGTTTTATTTAATATATCACCTGCTAATTCTTTAGCTTTATCACTAATGTCATCTAACATATATTCATGTTCTTTATCTTCAGTTTCATCATATGAAATAAGATTAGATGATTCCCCTGGTTCTCTAATTTCAAAATATATTTCCTTAGCTCCATCAGTGTAACCAAAGAATATAATATAAATCATATCTTCATATTGGTCATATATTTTGTTGATAAATGTTATTACATTATTTACATTATCAAAAGTTTCATTAGCTAGATCTATTAATGTTTGTCTATCTACTTTTTTAAAACCAACATTAACTTTATCTGTGATGATGTTTTCACTTGTAACTTTACATGAATACTCAGTGGTAAATTCTATATCACCACATATATCTTTAAAGTTATTTACAAAATCTATTTTACTCATATGTTTAATAATTTAGCTACACAACCCATAAAACATATCTCTTTATCAGGTATGGTAGTTGAATGAAATAAATACTCTTCTATTATAATAGTTGCCTCTGGAGTTGAGTAAGCGTTATGTAGTTCCTTATATAGTCCAGTAAAATCATTTATATCGTTGTCAGCTATAATTTGTCTAATAGCATTAAACGATGTTTTCTTTTTAGACTTAGCCTCATTAATAATCTGTTCAGTATAGCTACCATCAGCAATTTTCTTAACTACTAATTTACCTCCAATAGATAAACCTTGAATTAGATTTAATGCTCGTCTAATATCAGGATATGTTTTCTTAACTATTTCAACTACATCTTTAATATCATACTCTACTTGTTCAGTGTCAAGTACTTCTTTTAAGCGTTTAGCTATAGTTTTAGGTTCTGGAGTGTTTAGAGCAAATAAATTTAATCTTGATTTAAGTGGATCAATAATACGCTCTACAAAATTACAAGTGAATATAAACCTAGTAGTTAAACTAAATGACTCAATAACATTTCTAAGTGCTGCTTGAGCATTTATAGTTAAGAAATCAGATTCATCTAATATAACAACTTTAAGTGGTTTAAATGTAGCACCTGAAGCAAATTGCTTTACTTTATCTCTAATTATATCAATACCATTCTCATCACTACAGTTAAGGTACATATAGTCACAATTAATGTTTTTAACTATAAGTTTAGCTGCTGTAGTTTTACCTGTACCTGGAGAGCCATAAAGTAATAGATTAGGAAAATCATTTTTTCCAATCCATTCATTTAGACTAGATATAAATTCCTCATTACCCAAATAACCTTCTAATGTATCGGGTCTATATTTCTCAACCCACAATGTATGTTTACTCATATATTCTCTAATATAACTTCAATATCTTTAGGAGCCAAAAATTTTATCATTCTCATTTTATTAGGATGATCTAAGGGTTTAGCTTCGGTTTCATCTTGCGTCCATATAAGTTGTCCACCGTTGGCCAAACCCTTAAAGTATCCATAGTCACTATAGACTATAAACCAATCTCGTTTCTCGTTTTTTTTCTTAGATTTACGCTGTCCAGACATAGTATAACATTCTAAATCCAAAATATAATACATAACCTAAAAATGAAAGTATAACTATTGAAGTTATAAACTCTAGCCATTTAAATTTTTTCATATGTTTTTATTTAATTAAAATTTCTCCATCTAATAATTCTATTTCCCAAGGCATGTTTGTTGGGTCATAACTTAAAGTACAAATACTAGCATTAACATAAGTTGTATATTCATCATATTCAACATCATGTCCCTCATGGATATGCCCTGATATATGAAGTTTAGGTTTAATTTTATTAACTGCGTTTCTTAAATCTTCACACCCAACATATAGTCTATCATAAACTGTAAAGTCTAATTTATAAGCTACAGGACCATGAGTAACAACAATATCAGTATCAGTTGGAATTGTATCCCATACTGCTTTAATATCATCTCCTCTATATCTATTAAACGCCCATCTGTCACCATGGAACCAAGGTGTGATAGGTGAGCCCCAAATATTAATACCGTTTATATTAACTGAGCTGTTTTCAAGATAATGTATATTGCCGCTAGATTGAATATCAGATATAATATCAACCACCCACGACGGCTTATTTTTTTGATTGTCTTCATAATTAAATTTCGGATCAAATGATTTATCATGGTTACCAGCAATAAACACTACTCCATAAGTGTAGTTAGGTGCTACTAGTTTTAACCAATTAGCAAAATCTTCTACTTCACCTTTTTTACCTGTACTTGAAAAATCACCAGCATGGATAAGTAAGTCACCATAAGGCAATTTATTAGGAAAATTAGCATTGCTAGTTAAACGTTCATGGAACGTGTGAGTATCTGATATTGCTACTATTTTCATTTATTAAATATATTAATCTAGTTTAGGTCAATTACTTGTTATTTATATATTGATCACGTTCTTTTTCTATTAGTAATGTAAATGGATCTAATGTTTCTTCAAATACTTTTTTAAAGAAATCATCCATATTATAGTTTCTTCTATCAATTAATGCCCTGATTTGTTCAATTTTCTTTTCATTGCCCTCAACATTAGCATTATGTTCATGGACACGAGCATACATTTTAGATATTAATTTAACATGCTGATAATATGCTTTAGCATTGTCCATGAATGCTTTCATTTTCTCCCAATACTTAAATGTTGTAGACGATCTAGTATCTAAAGCGTATCTCATTCTATAACTTAAAGTAATACTTGGATGAACTAATTTAATAGGAAAATCATCATAATATACCACAATAATATCTCTTTTACGAATCATTTCATCATTAAAAATATCTAATTTAAAGTGTCTAGATCTTCCTAAGTCTTCATTTACTTCCTCCTCCCATGTCTTTCTCAACTGCCACATATGAGCTTTAGAATCAAATTTATTTGTTAATGGAGTACCATTATCAAAATTATACCCTTCATTAGTATTATATAATTGAAAGAAATTTTTAATAGCGTTATACTCATCTTCAGTAAATGTATCTGTTAATGCTAAATCAAAATCACCAACATCACCCATAGGTTCAAAACCTAACATTTTAAGAGATAAACTACCTGTTAAACAAAAATTATCATTCATTGCTAAAATAGGTAAAATATATTTTTCAAATATATCCTTATTAGCTAATGGATCTAAGACATTTCTCTTAAATCGTAAATTCATTAACCCAGTATTTGAGTCAATATTATACATTATATTCATAACCTTTTATTTTAATTATTCTGTTTCGTGTGCCATCCACTCTTCCATCTCTTTACCTAACTTTGGATTTACTTCTTTTAAATGTTCAAAAGTTAATTCATATCTTCCATTTTCAATATGACGAATAAATAATTCATCATTCAGACTATCAGTTAGTTTAATTAGAGAATCCTTTACAATATCACCACCTACTAAAACTTCTATTTTACTTTGACTTTCTAAAGTGTTGATTTTATAGTTTTGATAACCTGTTATCACCCCAAATACAACTACAAGAGCAATTACTATTATAAATGTAGATTTGTTCATATTTTATTTATTATAATTAAAAAATTTGTTTACTGCTGTTTGTTCACTTATAGTTCTTGGTTTTGCCTCAATATGTTCCTTTACTTTAGCCTTTCTACCTCGTGGCTTACCTTGATAGTCACTATCATCAGTAGCGCCCCAATTAGTGTCCCTAACTGTTTTATAAAACGCTTCCATGATTCGTTTCCTATATTCAGGATCGTCTTTAGGATATACTGGTTGTTGATTCATAGATTAAATATAATCTATTTGTCGGGGTCATTGTTTAAAAAGTCATCACCAATATAATCAGCATGATTTTCTTTCATGTAATCAATTCCACGTACCCAAAGTGTAGCTATAATAGCGGCTAATATAAAACTACATCCAATTCCAATTAATAGTCCCATTATTTTTTCTTTTTAAATAAATCAGATAATTTTTTACCCTCTTGTGTTATACGACCATCGTCATCCATCATTGGGGCTGTATACATTTCATATGCTATTAAAGCAAATGAAAATATTACAGGTATAATTAATCCCACCATCTTCTAATATTTTGTTCTAGTATTGTGAATAATAATTTATGAGCTCGTTCTTCGTTTATTTTGGCTATTTGGAAAGCAATTTTATCTTTAGATGCGTTTAAATCAGGAACCATTCTATATATTAATGGATACTTTTTAAAGTAATCATCATAATGTTCTGATAATTCTTCAAATTCCATTTCATAACTACCTGGATGTGATTCACTGGGGGTGAATTTCATTTCTGATTTTTGGTAGTCAAGATATTCTCTACCATACCATTCATCTTGTACTTTATCTATTAGACGAGTACATAACATCATTATTTCAGCATCACGTTTAGCTCCAATATATCTGTCTTTGCCACCAATGTACTCGGCTTGATTTTTTAATTTGAACTTGAGTATTTCAAATATATAATGGTCATCCCAGTCCTGGTCATTCCATATAATTGGAAACCAGCGATATAAATTATAAATGCGCTTGAAAAATTGTTTGACTTTATACATATCCTAAATATAATAAATTATTTAGGTCAAGCCAAAATTACTTCTTTTTAAATTTAAACCCAGTTAGCTTTTCAATGTCCGCGACTGTAGCTTCATTATTTTTAAGTCCGTCTGCTTTAGTTGTGTTATTATCAAATAAAAACGCCATCCACTCTTTTGACTTAACAAAATAAAGTACTTTCCAACATTGTGTTGGAACTGATGTTGTGCCTATTTTTTTAGCTACACCTACTGAGCCACACCAAACATGTACTGAATCTTCTTTAATAGCGTAATCACGAGCTAATGTTTCTAATGATTTCCAGTCACCACGATTAAGTGCTGGGTATTGAGCAGTCATATTACTAAAATAAAATGATTCTTCATTTGCTACTTGATCACATGATGCATCAGCAGCAGGAAAGTTATGACCACGATCAAATCCTTGACCTGTATAATCAGCTTGTAAATTTGTTTCAGATGATAATTTTGGATCAGGAATAAATTTATCCCCACGTTTAACTTTAACATCACATGTTAATGATGCTTTAGTCAACCACCATTCTACTTTAACAGGATAGTGTTTTGACTTACTATAAGTTGTTTTATACGCTTTATGAACTAGTGTAACTGTATCTTGACTATAAGATGTAACAGTAATTAATAACAATAATGATAATATATACTTCATGTATATAAATATCTATAATTGCATCTTAGAACCTATAAGGAAGAAACTAAGTATAGGAGAGCCTGGCACTGTAGATACCATTACTTTATAATCGGCTTGAAATCCAAAACGTTTACTTATTTTAAATGAATAACCACACCCAACCAATCCACTAATATTGTAGTTCCAAGTATTGCCTGTACCTGTATTGTATGAATAAGGTGAAGACATTATGAATACACCTGGTGATAATGTTGTTTTTAAGTTTATTTGGTATGGTTTAGTCCAAAATCCAGTTAATGATGACATAAATGAATATGTGTAGTCACTTTCTCCTTTTAATTTAATATTAATATATGAAGCATTAAATCCTAAAGTACCATGCTTAGGATGAGGTTTAATATATGTGTAACCACCAAATGTCATATTAGTACCATTAACACGAGCTATAGTGTATGAATATGCGTTAATTGACTTTAATTGACCGTTTTTAAATACTAACTCACTTTTATTAGCAGATAACGCTATTGACTTTAAATCAGCCCATATCATACTTGTTACACCCCAGCTTGATTCACCTGTGGCTGATGATTGGTTCACACCAAGTGATATAACAGGTGTAAATCCACCTGTAGCGTTTTGTCCTACAGTTAGATCTGAACCTATCATTATAGGATTTATTGCTATTTTTTTCTTTTCTTCTTTCTTTTCCTCTTTTTTTTCTTCCTTTTTATCTTCTTTCTTTTCTTCTTTAGATTCAGATTTAGATTCTTCTTTACTTTCAGATTTACTTTCACTTTTGCTCTCTGAGCTTGATTCGCTGCTTGAACTTGAGCTTTCGCTTTTGCTCTCCCCACTTGATGTAGATGAAGAGGACTCCCCACCCGATGATGAGGATTGGGAAGATGAGGATGAAGATTGGGAGGAGGATGATGCTCCCGATGTTGATGCACTCGAAGCAGATGTTGAAGCGGCGCCTGATGCTGCTCCTGAAGCTGCTCCACTTGCTGCACTTGATGCTGCTGAGGATGCGGCTGAGGAAGCTGCTGCGCCTGCTGCTGATGAGGCTGCTTGAGCTGCTGCTTGAGATACTTGTTGAGTTATTGTTTGTGATACTGTTGTTGCTACAGGACATGGTATTGCAAATATTTCACTGATCCATTTAGTTACCGTGCCTGAAGTAAAGTCAGCGTATGTAAAAATTCTAGACTTATTTCTAATAAGCACTAGTACTCCAGGTTGATTAGATGAGATGGGAACTACTACTGTGTAGACTTTGCTATCACAGGGATCAATGTATGTTTGAATTATGGATTGGCCGTTGGCTTTATTAGCCAATAAAAACAAAACTAATATTAATGAATGTAATATCCATTTCTTCATTAGTGTTTGCCTCTCCTATTTGACTGACGACGAGGTTGTTTTGGTTGAATGATAATTACTCTTGGTTGATAATAAGGTCTATTATTAACCCAATAGTGATCGAATTGAACATATGTTCTAGGTCTATATGAATGTGATATACGAGTGTGTCTAACCGGCTCACACCCTACCATAGCAAATAATATTAAAGATAATATAATCAACAAACCAGTTATTAGTAATGATTTTTGTTTCATGTTTTAAAAATTAAATTTGTTACCAATTGAAATATTATTCATTAACCCAAATTTTGGATTAGTATTAATGTTGCCTTTATAAGCAACTAATAATATAAATCGTTTACTTATTTTATAACCTACTGATGTTCCTACTAATGCATTAAATGTTGGATCCCATTCAAACCCTACCCATCTTTCAGCACCTAAAAAAGTAACTGAATTTTTACCTGGATCGAAGTATGGATTTGAATAACTAAGTAATAAATCAGGTGTTATTACAAATTTACCTACACTAAATGGCCTATTAATAAAAAACATTACTGAAGGAGCCACTATATGCATTGGTGGTAATGAATCTGATTTTACAACTTGACTAAATGATGAAGACAAGTTAATACCAAATCCTTTATTCCATTTACCTTTATATAATTTAGCATAAGTAATTGTTGTTGTTCTACTTTTAGCTAACTCAACATAAGAAAGAAAAAAGTTATTATTACCTTTAGATGCAAATCCTGAGATACCTATTTGAGAACCATCTGTTGTTATAAATCCATTACCACCATAAGAGTAAACACCATTTGCTGATGATTTACCCCACCCCAAAGATACTGCTTGTAACCACCCACCTACATAAGTTGGTTTTTGTAAGAATACAAAATCAGATGAAGTTAGAAATGCATTTGTTTTAACTAATGAACCTTTAGGTCCTGGGGGTGGAGGTGGAGGTGGTTGTAAGTTATTTACTTGCATTTGCATTTCTCTATTCTTCGCATCTTGTGAGAATACAAATAATGGAGATAACAATAATATAAGTAATAACTTTTTCATTATTTTAACTTACTAAGAATAGCTAAATTCTTTTTTACTTGTTCTAATTTTTTAACTCCAGAGCGCTTACTACGCATTGGACGTTTCTTTTTTGCTGCTGTTCCCATAATTTTATTTTTCGAATACTCCTTTAGTAACCATACGCTTTAAGATACGAGCACAAGCTATATCTAGAGCTTTTTTAGTTGCTATTGAAACTGTTGATTGATTAAATTTAACTGGATCGACTGTTGCGTCTGATAAGAATGTTAATTCACGAGTTGTTTTTGCTTCACCTAAACCTGATGCTGCTATAATTTCTCCTGTTTCCGCATCGGTAAATCTAACTTGTAAACCAAGGCGAGTTACCATTGTATTTTTAACTCCGTTAGATAAGTTTACTTCTTCATCATCACTTACACTCCAATCATATACCTCAATCTCCACAAAATAGTGAGCCAAACGGATTTTACCACGGCCGTCAAGTTTATCTTGGCTAATTCCAGATTGAGACGCCTGGAATTGTTTAACCATTCTGTTTTTGATTTCTGTCTTGTCTTCTGTAAATGTAAATCTATTAAGATTTTCAAGATATTCAAGCGTGATATTAGCAACGCCCAAGCCCACTTTC